AGCACAAGAGCAGCTCTTTGCGAAGTTTCAGTCTCGCTCCATACCAATCCAACACTGGAGCAAGTACCTGATGACTCCCAAAGAGCTGTCTCTCCTTTTCGCAAAATTCGAAGAATCAAAGTCAGTTCTCCAGCAAATCGCCTCGAATGATCTGGGCGAAAGCGGGGACATAGCGCGTAAACAACTTGGAATCCAATGAATCAATCAAAGATCGACCGTGCCAGAGCATGGCTTCGTAACACCCCCGGAGCCGTCAGCGGACAAGGCGGTCATAACGCAACCTTCGCAGTAGCTACCGCTCTGGTGCATGGATTCGAGCTGTCGCGAGGATCGGCTGAAGCACTGCTATCCGAGTACAGCGAGAAATGCTCTCCACCGTGGAATGCCTATGAATTGGCCCACAAGGTGAATCAGGCAATGACCGTGACGCACGACAAGCCGCGTGGCTGGCTCTTATCCGCTCAGTCAGGCATTGGTCAGGGCGGCAATCCAATCTCGCCCACCGGCAAGTTCGTTGTTCGCACGATCCAAACGATGCCGGAACCTCCGTCGCCGTTTACGACAATCGACTTCCTGAAAGCCTGCTTCGAGTCGGACGAAGTTGTCTGCATCTGTAACGACATCATTTTCGACGAAGAGGGTCGAGGTAGGCCAGCCTCCAAGGGTACGTTCCTCAAGCGCGACGAATGGATTAAGAACCATTTCACGCCGCCCATCAGCGCCATGTGGAACGGCAGCGATAGCAAGGGTGCATACGTCCGCATCAACCCATGCTTCGATGAGAGCGGTTCGGATTCTGGCGTGGCGAACTTCCGCCATGTCTTAGTCGAGATGGACGAGAAGACGAAGGACGAGCAATGGACAGCGTTGAAGGAGTCGAAGCTCCCACTATCGGTCGTCATAGATTCCGGCGGCAAGAGTCTGCACGGCTGGGTGCGCGTTGAAGCGGCCAATAGAGAGGAGTGGAACGAGCGCCGCGACGTCGTCTATCGCTACCTCGAAAGCATCGGCATCGATCCGAAGAATAAGAACGCGAGCCGGTTCAGTCGTCTGGCCGGTGTAATGCGCGATGGCAAGGAGCAGAAGCTCTTAGCCGTCAATGTGGGCGCAGTGAACTGGGAAGCGTTCAAGGACGACATGGACGCGCAGGACATGCCGATGGAGTTCTCGATAGATGCCATCATCGAGTACGATCCTCAGAATGATCCTGACAATTTGATCGGTGACAGATGGGTTCGACGTGGATCTTCGCTTCTCTTTGTGGGTCAAAGTGGATGCGGCAAAAGCTCTATGGCCGCGTATCAGGGTCTGAAGTGGGCGTCCGGCGAAGCTTGGTTTGGCGTCAAGCCCGTCCGTGCGCTAAAAGTAGCTTACATTCAGGCGGAAAACGACATCGCCGATCAGCATGATGCGCTCAAGGGCGCTGCTCAGATGACCTTTGGCAAGGAGAACTGGGAGCGAGGTCTTCGGAGTGCGAACATGTTATTCTTCCGCGAGACGGTTAGGACTGGCTCCGACTTCGCTACGATGCTCCGCCGCCTTGTTCGCAAGACTAAGGTCGATGTGGTTTACATCGATCCGCTGCTCTCCTACATGGGCGGCAATCCATCAGATATCGAGGTCTGCGCGAACTTTACGCGACACTTGCTTCAGCCGATTATGATGGAGACGGGCGTAGTCCTGATTCTCGTTCATCACTTCCCTAAGCCAAAAGGTCGAGACGACAAGCCGGAGAGCGTGGCAGAGATGGCCTACTCAGGATTCGGATCGTCGGACTTAACGAACTGGGCCAGAGAGGTGATTGTGATGAAGGAAGTTGGTTTCAATCAACCTCGACAATTTATGCTGGGAATGGCGAAGCGAGCGGATCGTTCCGGCATGACGGACAAGGACGGAAAAGTCACCGGATCGATTATGATCCAGCGTGGCACGGGCGGCGACATCTCATGGAACTACGCAGATCCACAGAAGTTCGTCGTCGATAAGGAGTCGGCCAAGAAGCCGTACGTCAAAGGACGTTACCCTAAGCGTTAGACTTGCGCTCAGCGCGGCGACGACCTTTGGCAGCAAGCGATTGGAACTTCGCCTTGCCGAGCTTCTTACGACCAATGTAGGCCGCAAGAGCGCGAGGATCGCGAACGCCCTTCTTCTCAAGAGAGCCGATAAGCTTCTCGTAACGACCGCCACCACCAAGTTTCATCTTGTCCATAAAATGTAGAATGAGTTGTTGCTGACGAAATCACCAAGCGGCGCAGGACCAAAATTTAGGCGTCGTCTTGTCCTTCGCCTCCGCGCAGTTCATCCGCGCACGGAAATTCTTTCGACGCTTAGGATTTGACTTCTTGATCGTCATATTAGGATCGCCGAAGCGAACCTTGATGACATTGCCGTTGTCGTTCTTAACGTAAACCGCGCTCTTCTTCCGCTCACCCGGCGTGTAGAAGGGATTTTCCAACGTCACCTTCTTGCCCTGATAGGTGTTACCCTTTTTGGAGAGGGAGGTTTTCATGGAAGTTCGTTTTCAGCCTCAACCGCTTGCTTGTATTCCTCTGAGTTCTTTCCAAATTCCTGACGCAAAGACTGTGAAAGTTGATTTGCCGCGCTAACCAAAGAAGCCGCCTCGACATCTTTGACAGGAGTCATGGCCAACTTTCGAAGTTCTGGAGACGACAACATTTTTGCCGCAAAACGATAACGAACTTCACTCTTTGAATTCCATAGTCGAGACAGAAAGGCCAGCGTGGCTGGAACTGTTCCTTGAGCCACATTACCGCCTTGGTATCCAACCAAAAGATAGTTAATTAGACCCCGATTCACATCAGATGCTGACTTTGCTGGGATTGGCATGTCGGCAATAGCTTTCGCAACCTTTTCAAGTTCTTGTCTTCCAGCAGGACCTAAAAGTGTATTTGCTGTTTCAAATAATGGACTAGCAACTCGGCCTGCCGTTGTTGGACCTGCCTGAACCCCGGAAGACACAAGGTTAAGAAGTTTTTGACCATCAATCACATCTCCCGTTTTCGACTGCTGAAGAAGATCGTCGATAAAAAGAGACTGAACATCTCGAAGTACATCTGGTTTTTTTGAGGACAACCTAGAAACAACATTTGCAATCTTCGGCTGATTTACCGGATCAGAAACAAATTTTGCGATGTCAAACGCATCTCTATCCACAACCTTGTCGAGTCCAAGTTTCGAAAGCTCCGACTTAACTCGGACATCTTCCTGAACAGCTTTCTGAGCAAGTTGCTGAAGGGAGTTTTTGTCGGTTGTGCCAAGCATTTGCTCCACAAACCTTGGGTCAGCATTGACTGACGATAAGTAGCTTTCTGGAGATTTTACCGCAGTCCTGATATCTGCAAGTCGAGATTCAGAAATGAACGCGTTTCTGATGTTTGCGTAGTTTGGGAAAAGCCTATTTCTCACAGGCTCTGGGAGTCCGTTAATCGTTTCAAACATCCTCCCTACGTTAATTCCAGCACCTTTTCTACCAGCTTGAGATGCCGTGCTAACGATTGCCTCCTTAACCAAATCAATACCCTTTTGCGTATTCGAAGAACCAAGAAGATCGGTCAATAGACCAAGATTGGTTTCAGCGTTAGATCCGGTAAGGCGCGAAATGATGGCTTCTCCAGAAAGGCCACCACCTTCTCCAACCTCCTTCAGAATGCCGTCGCTCAAATTACCCCTAAAACGACTGATATTTTGAGCGTAATTCTGGTTTGCTGCGCCAAGTGCTTTTTGAAGAGCTGGAGTCTGAGAGACAGCACTGTCGATCTGATTTGCAGCAATTTCTGCTAACTGCGCCTTAGTTCGAACATCGACACCAGGAAGAACGCCAGCCTGCCTAATTTGCTTTGAAAGATTTGATGCCAAGTTCCTCGCTTCCTCAAGGCTTGCCGTGTTCAGCAAATCTTCTGCGGCAGCAAGTGTGGCGCGCTGTCCGGCAGGTGCTGCGATAATAGAAATGTTTCCTCCAGCAGTTTTAGCGAGATTCAGTCCTGTGGAATTTGCAAAGTCGATGAGCGGCTGAAGATCCACAAGGGTCTGTGAATACTCGGGCAGCTTCTTGGCATCTGAATAAGCCTTGTTCCACGAAGTCCTTGCCGTCTCCAGCGAGTTTTCAGCAAGTTCTTTCAGGTCATCTCCAATCGAAGCAAGGCTACGTCCGGGTGCAAAAAAAGATTTCCCAACCTGACGAATACGCTGTTCTGCATTGTTTACAGAGTTTGCCGCTCTATTAGAAAAGTTTTGGACCGCCATCTCGGCTTGCTTCCCAAGACCTTGACGTTGCGGATCGAGAACATCGAAAACCTGACGGCTAATTTCTTGTGGAGTCCTATTTCCGCGAGGCGTATTTGCTGCTCGATGAAGGGCGAGTTCATAGAGTTGTCCCATTGTTTCAGGATCAGGTTCTGCTCCTTCTAAAGCCATTCTTTTTGAGATAGCCTGAGAATCTATTGCTCCCGCCAAAGAAACTGGAACCTGCTGTCCGGTTGCAGTTTCAATGGTCTGAACCGACCTGAGCATCTTAAGTTGATCAGAAGTAAGATCAACCGGCCTAAACAAGTTGGCCACAGTCGCCTTTATGAGCGGCAACTTTCCACCTAAAGCACTTATACCAGCCATTGCGGCTCGCATTGGCTCTCCAATAACAGGTCCAAGTGCGCCTCCGATGGCGGTTTCTTTGAAAACCTCACCAGCCGCTTGAGCTGGTTTTCCTTCGGAAACAAGTTCAGCAGCTTTTGGAATAGCTGATGCTGCGCCTCCAGCGGCTCCGAGAGTGGCTTGTGCGCCGGTTCTTTGCAGGAATTTCCCGGCCATTGCTGCGCGAGCCAAAGCTGGAATTCTCGCTGCAAGCAGTTCGGGTGCAGCAAAACCAAGAGCAACCGATGCGGCACCTTCTGGGACAGTTTCACCTTCAAACATTGACGGCGCACCAGATTCAGCCAAACGCTGTTCCGCCTGTGCCATAGCTTGGCTAAAACGATCAGAATCGCTCATCGTAGCCTGTTTGATTTGCTCTGGATTAAGCGCAGAAACAAGCCCCTGCTCTTCACGACGACGCATCTCTCCAACTGTGGCCGACTGTTGCACCGCCTGATTCAACTGAGCAGTCGATCCGACAGCGGTAGCAGCTTCAACTTGAGGAACAGAAGGTTGATTCGGAACAGCGTTGCTTGACGCTGTTCGTCGAGCGACTTCAGCTTTCAGTGTCTGAAGAAGCTCTGATTCTTGTTGTGAAAGTGGCATAGATTATTGCTTGGCTTCCAACTGCTGAATCAAACGCTGCATATCTTCAAGACTCATCGATTCGGTCGATTGCTCTGTAGATTGGAAAGAAACACCAGGAGCGGAGTACGCTGCCGTCGTTCTGGTTCCAAACGGAGTGGTTGACCAACGCTCGTAGAATGACGGAAGAGCCTTGTCAATATTTCTACCAATGGTTCCACGCGCACTTCGCTCAATTCGATTCCTGAATCGATCAAGTTTGATGAGCGAGTTTTTGTCGAAAGATCCGCCAATTTCCTGAGCGATTCGCTTTCCCTCGCTTTCGGTGACGTTTAGACCGGAGGTGGTTCTTGCGGTACGATTGACAACCCCCATGAAGTCGGCCAGCAATCCCAACGCTTCCTGCTTCATTGGATCTTTTTCGGTTTCAATCAACGACCGGATTTTAACTTCAGTGGTCGGAATTGCCCCAAGGAAGTCCGTAAAATTTTTGCCGGGATACTGCTTCTCAAACGCGGCGATTCCGTCTTGAAGAGAGTCAATCGTTTCCATGACAGCAAACTCGTCCTCCAGCTTTGTGGCGGTTTTTGCCTCAAGCGGCTTGAGTCGCCCGCCACCGCCGATAAACGTCTGCCTCAGCTCAGCTTCCTTAACTGGCGTAAGCTCTTGTCCAGAAGCTGCTGCCTTGGCTTTAGCGGCTTCAATAAACAGATCAGTATTCTTGCCGACTGCTCCGGTCTTTGATTTCTCGAAACTTTCGGCAGCAAGAAGAGCTTGAGGAGCAATTTCTTGAGGAATCTGCCCAGAGTCGATCATGCTCTGAACGGTGTTTTTTCCAAGACGCCCCAAAGTTCCAAGTTTCGACGCTTTCCCAAGCTGCTCTTCTTCTGTGCGCTTTTTAGCAATTAACGCATCATCAATGACGTACTTTCCATCAGCGGTGCGCGTTAATGCACCATATTTTCGAGCGTCCTCAATTCGTTTTGCCTCAAGCTGATCCGTAAAAGCAGCGGTCTTTGCTTGCTGTTTAATAAGCTCAGCCCGAGCGGAATACTGTTCAAGTCCGCTTATTGCCTTTATTGCTTCTTGATTAAAAGTCTTAGACTTAAATCTAGGCATTGCGGGCATTTTAGCTCCCACTTCTTGGCTATTTAAGAAGTTTGAAACATCATTATTAAATGTTTGAAAAGCATCAAATTCACTAACCTGAGCTTCCTGCTCCGCCAACGCCTGAGCATAAGCATTCGACTGAATCTTGTTCTGAAGATCCGATTGACGCTGTTGCATGACCTGTTGAGCCGTCTGCATCTGCAATTGCTCCATCATCCGCTTCTGCGTCTGTGCGCGGTCGTAGAGGCTTGCGCCTAGCTGGATGGCCTGAAGCTGATTCTCAAGACCAACATTTCGATTAGGTTGTAGATCCATAATGTTTCTATTTATATGCCATTATATCCACCGTATGGATTTTGGCCGTATGGATTGTAACCCGAACTACGTCCTTGAGGATAGTAGCCACCACCACCACCTCCAACTCCATACCCGCCTCCGCCCATGTTTATGGTAAATCCACCACCACCGCCGCCCCCTTGTCCACCACCACCGCCGCCGCCGCCGCCCATCATGCCGCCCATTCCACTACCAAGCGCCATTCCGCCAATGTTCGACAACGAACCGCCGATAGCGGCCATCATAGGATCAGGTTGAGCAGCAACTTGAGCAGCAGCCATGTCTCGCTGGTACTGGAACTGATTCTCTTGCAGCGAAAGATTTATCCGCTGAGTCGGCGTGATAAACATGCTGCTCACCGAGAAGGGTTGCGCCATGCCCATCGTACGCTGCTGCTGGATGAAACTTTGAGCCTGAGCAAGACCTTGATTCTGGATCTGCATCGATGTCAGACCAAAGTCGCGAGCGGCCAAATTTCTACCAACACCCGAACCAGCGCCATACCCTCCGCTAAGCGCACGTCCAGCAGAAGATCGTTGGAGCTGAGATTGGACATCAGAAGAAATCTCGCCTTTTAAAGCCGATCCAATATTGCTGCTCGCCTGAGAAATCAATTGGTCGTAACCGGGAATTGCACGACGAAGCTGAGACTCAAGAAGAGTCTGCTCAGCAGCGGTCGTCTTGGTGGCCAATTCAGTTCCACTTTGAAGCGATGCGATATTTTGCTTTATCGCCGCCTCTTGCTCCTTCTCGGTGTTTACCCTCTGAAATTGCGGTACTTTGACCTTTTTACCGGCAGACATTGCCGCTCCACCGATCATCAATGCTGCGCCAGCGCCTGCTGCTATGAGTCCCATAAATTAAAAAACCTCCTTCGCAAAACGATTTCCATTCTCAATCGAGAAGACCTTTTCGGGTTCGTGACGTTGGATGTTCATGGTAATCAGACGTGCAGCTTTCTCCTCGGGAAAAGCTCGCTCGTTATGAAAGCAATGAATCCATATCCGACGTAAAGTATCCACCTTAAAAAGTTCCCCTTCTCCGATTGTCATCACGCTGTTCGACGCCGCCCATTTGTCAGCATACTCGCGAAGCATTTGAATTGAGGGTAGATGAACCTCGTAACCGAATCGCTCGGTGCATTCTTTGGCCGACGACTCCGCGTCCTTCTTGACGTACACCTTGACCGAGTCATGCACGATAGCCTTCGGAAGATATCCGTAGGTCGAGCAATCAGCGACGTACTTGTAACGGTTCCGGTAATCTTCAATCGACTTCTGCCAGTTTGAGTCAGTCGCACCCTGCTCATGTAGGCCAATGCAATCATTCTCCAGCGAAAAAAAGACCGACATGAATGCCGATCCGAATCGTGGCAACCCGCAGATTTGAAAGAGTTTACCGTTCATTTTTCATGCACAAAGATGTCCAAGCTGCCGTTCGAGCTAACACAAAGATGGCCGACTCTGAACCGTGAATCATTCCCAGTTCGTTGCAAATTACTGCGCTGTAAAGAGCCGCATTCGGGTGAACGTCTTTTCCGACTTCTTTCATCCAGCCATGAAGCTGTTTGATGCGGTCGTTCGCCTTCTTGAAGTCCACCTCAATAATCTCGCGCACCCGACTCCATGCTGGGTCGATGCTGTCCTTGAAGAACGAGTTCCCAAAGCCGGGAATCTTCATGCCAGACAATATGGCCGACTTCAAAGATCGCTCGTCAAATTTCTCGTAAACGAATCGAGCAGGACCAATCGGACCATGAGCATCGCCAAGAGTGAGGATAGCGGAAGCGATTGCGTTGGTTAGTTGCGCGCTACCAAAGAAAGCGTTAACCGCAGCGCCGGAACTAGCGTTCTGATTGTTCCGAGCCGCCATGTCGTGTGCGTCAAATACAGCCTGAAGCAACTCCAGTTTCTTTGGAGTCACTTCTTCCAGCGCAAAGTCGATGTTGAGTTTTAGAACCATTGGGAGAATCCACCGCCGTTTAATCCGACGCCGACCATACGGATCGTTGCGACTGCGTCCCCAAGATATTGCATTGTTTGCTCTTGCACAGCCTGAACAGCCTTTGCTTCGTAGGCCACTGCTTCCTGAATCAAATCGTTCTCCTCCTTACGAATCGCCATGACCATCAGCTTGATGGCATCAGGACTCGGCGGAATGAGGTAGTCATTGACGCTCGTCGCGTTGATATGGCGCATCTTCGCCATGACCGTCACCGGCTTATCCTCGTCGTTGTTACAACGATCCGTCAGGTAACTGCGGCGGTACTGCGGTAAAGTTTCATCAGGGTCGTAAACTGCCAGATCAAGCTCCAGCAAGGTCGTCGCATTGTACTCGTACAACCGGCTCGACGTGTTGGTTGCCTGACGAATGACGCCGGTCAGCGATATGAACTTCTTGGTCGATTGAACGTACGGAAGAGCGAGGGTCAGATTCTCGCCGTCAATCCATACGCCGCCAGACAATGTGCGAATCCATTGCCCGTTCTGATCGACACCTTGCAGGGTGATGGTCTTGCCAACGTCAGAAGCGTCACCGGGATAGACTCGGATGAAGCTGTTCGTCTCGCCGGACATGTCGCGGTAAGAAACCACGGTGCCACGATCCACAAGCTGCTTGCCGACGCACCCGCCATTGTTCTCTCCGAGCAATCCGTATCCGCTTTCCTGAAACTCGAACCATTGATTGCGAACCGTTCCGACGCCGCAGCAATCGGCTACCGACTCGATGGTTTCGATGTGACGCGGCCAAGTGATGCACCCTCCGACCGTGTGGATGGTGAAGCGTCCGTACGCGCCTGCCCACAACCCCTTGTGAAGAAGCCGTCGGCACGCCTGATTGATGTAGTCGTAAACGCGAGCGTCATCGACGCAGACGCCGACTACACGGGCGATTGTCGAGCGAATGTCCTGAACGATTAGCTTCATTTGGTGTAATAGACTCGGATGGTTCGCTTGATGAAGTAAACGCCGTAGAACGGAGGAAGGTTGTTGTGGGCGACAGCGTTCTGAGTATCGTTGCCGGTCTTGTCGGCAGTGGTAGTTCCGATATCACCAGTAGTGATGCTCGGACCAGCTCCGCCGCCACCGCTTCCAGCAGCACCTTGAAGGATCTGTGTAGGGTACGAACCGAGTCCACTCCAAGACTTGTTGACGAGGTAATAATCGTCGTTTGCCGGAGCAATCAACTGAGCAACACCATGCGTGTGTTCGTTGAACGGAGTCTCTGGAACAGTCAGCTTGTGTTGATCTTCGCCAACGATTGATGTCGATGTCGCCTTTCCCTGAACAACAACCGCACCACTCGCAACAAACGCTCCAACACCAACCGGGAAGCGAGCTTCAAACTCAGTGTCAACTTCCCACATCGGGCCAGTTGTACTTGTCGCCGTAGCCGTTCCATCGCCGCCGTCGTACGAGAGAAGATCGGTAGTCGTTCCGACAAAGATGCGACGCTCGTTTGCCGCCGTAACTGGGTTTTTACGAAGCCAGAATCCCTGATCGAAAATCCACCACTGCCCATCCTCATCAAGCCACGGATAAATCCGATTATTGATCGCCGGAAACGTCGGTCCAAAATTGAAGAACGAGTTTCCAATCGTGCTGTTGAAAACGGCTTGCGTGCCTCCGATGATATCGTTGGCCAAGTTCTGGTAGTTCAACGGACAATAACTCACCGGAAGACTTGGAGGTGTAAGCGTGATTAAGGTTAGGTTTGGCATACTATTCCGATGTGTAGGTAAACGGGTTTACGTCGCAAGCATCAAGAGTCTTGCATCCTTCGAAAACAAGGCACTCGCCCACCGCAGGTTCCTGAACGTCGTAAGCGTGAACGCGGATGCTCTTGATGCGGCAATATCCCGTAACTGTCAGGCTCATTTGAACCTCGTACATGTTTCGAGTCGGTGTGCTGATGCTCGAATTGCACGGAATATCCGAAGGAGTCGGCAAGCGCATCTTCGGCCTGTACTGCGGCTGGAAATTGACCAGCGGACAAGCGGGTTGGCACTGCAAAGTTGTCGCGCATTCAGACCAGTCTGCCCACTCAATCCATCCGGGGTACTGGTCGGGTCGATACTCGACATTGAAAGAAGCGTCTCCGTCCAACGAATCGATGAAGATGTCGCCCGAATCAAGCCGCTTCAATCCAAACGGAATCTCGAAGTTGTAGGCGCGAGTATGAACCAGCCACTGAATCTCCTTCTTTCCGTCAGCAATGTTGTTGTCGAACTTGTCGCCCTTGCTGATTTCCCAAATCTGAATCGTCCCGTTTTCGCCGCGAGCAATCGAAAAGCATCTGTCACCGTAAACGCTCTCCGTCTTCAAAACCTGCAACACATCGAGTCCAGTCCAGATTCCTGCCCACGCGGGAGGAAACTTTTTCCGCATCGACGTAATCAGGTCGAAATCCAAAACCATCAACGCCTTGTGGA